CGGTATTTAATAATTTTTTATTGTTTCCGACACATCCATTTTGATCGCCTACATGGCCCCCTACATTTTCTATAGTATAGTTTTCAATCACATCATTGTTGCATCGAATAATTGTTTCAATTAATTCCTGAATACTAATTTTAATACCATTACAAATATTAAACGTGTCTGAATATTCAAAAGATAATGAATGTATAAGTGCATTTACTACATCATCTACATATATAATATCTCGAAATCTATCTAACGATCCTGTTACTTTAATGTGATTAGAATTTAGAACTTGCGTCGCAAATGCATTTACAATTCCTTTAAATTCATTAGAAATATCCTGGCCAGGACCATATGTGTTCCAAACCCGAAATATAGTGTAATTCATATCAAATTCAGCTGCAAATTTTTTTATATAATATTCACCAGTTAATTTTGAAACGGCATAATTTGATAATGGACATAATTCAGAATCTTCACTTGCAAATATATTGTTACCGTATACTGCCATCGTTGATGTATAAATTATACGTTTTATATTTCGCTGTTTAGCAAAATAACATAATTTTAATGTTGCTGTGATATTATGATTTAAATCTTCCCACGGATCTATTTCCGATCCTTTTCCATATGGCTGCGCCGCTAAGTGAAAAATAACATCAATTTGTTCTTTAATGATTGACAAATCGTCAAATGCTAAATTTAATTGATAATCTGCATTATTTTGTATATCTACATTAATAACAGTATGGCCATATTGTTGTAATTTTGTAATCAAATTGGAACCAATCATTCCACTACCGCCGGTTACTAAAATATTCATATACTAAATCTGTAATTTAATTCACCAAGTTCTTCAATTGTATGTTTAATAACATCGCCAGGAGAAACTAAACAGTCAATTTGCGGACCACCATTTATCGTAGTCGGAGTGCCCGTTAAAATTATATCATCTTTGTTTAATTTAACTAATTTAGAAATATAACTTAAAGATTGATATGGGTTTAATATCATATCTGATGTATTTCCATGTTGTAGTTCTACGCCATTAATATACGTTTTCATCATTAATGTTTTATTTCGCAAATCTAAATGCTTAACATTATTTGAAATAGGACAAAATCCCGTTCTAGATTTTGAAAATGCTAAATGATGATCTCGATTGTAAATACTATTACATGTAATATCGCCAGCAATGAAAAATCCTTCAATAACATCATATGCTTCGATTTCTGATATATTTTCACAACTTTGTTTTATTTTAATACCCAATTCAACTTCAGTCCACACATCGGATACTTTGAACATTGGATATGGAACAACGTCATTTTCTTTTGATAAACAATTGGTTGATTTTAAAAAATATATTGGATCTTGATTTGAAACTCCAATTCCTCGATAATTTAAAGCTAAACAATGTATGTTATTTATTGACATAATTCCTTTTGTATAAAATTTCTGCTATTTCAAAATCTAATTGCGTATCAATCTCAATGCTTTCAGATTCTTCAATTGGATAAAATAAACAATTATTCGTTATTGCATTTTTTGATTGTAATAAACTTTCAACTTTACAAATCATTACATTGAATGTTGGTATCTGAATTGGATCTAAGTCTTGCGAATTTGGAGTATTTGATAAATCATAATTAATTGGCGATCCATTATACCATGCATGTTTTTTAGCATATAATGCCGTTATCAACGAATCAAATTGATTACTTTTTGTTTTAAATTCATTATAACATTGATGCAACGTTTCATCTCGCAATAATGGAGCAGTAGGCTGAAGTATCATGATATACTTTGTTGAAACGCTATTACCTAAATATTCATAGTATTGACTATTATTACATTCCGAACTAGCATAAAATTCTGGTCGTTTTTTATATTGAACTTGATACTTATTAGCTAAATCTTTAGCAATTTCACTATCAGAATCAATAACTGTAGGCAATCCTAATTTTTTAGCTTGTTTAATTTTTATTTCTAACAAACTAGAATCTGCAAATGGTTTAAAATTTTTATTTTTTACGCGTGTCGAACCAGCGCGTGCTGGAATTACAATTGTAATATCCATTACAATACTCCATTATTTTTTAATTCATCGATACAAGAATTCCAATCAGTAAAACGAATTGCTTTATCATCAATATATGCGACTGCTCTAGGCTTTTCTGCTGTTACTTTGGAAATGTATTTGTCTAAATCATATTTTTCAAGCCATTCCCAAACTAGTTGAGTACCTGTTTTTCCATTTACCAAACCTCTATCTGGTTTTGCTTTTGCAGTATAACAAATCAAAGTATATTTTTCAGATAATGTTTTCAATGCGTCTTCGATTCCATCCACCGGCTCGTCGTAAATAGTACCATCATGATATCCTTTTGAATTTTTATGTATTACGCCATCAAAATCAATTCCTAAATTAATTGTTTCATCTGGATACGAATGTTTACGAATTCCTTTAGTCCAATTCAATTGTTTTAATTCTTCAGGACGATTTTGATTAATAGGAGGCGTTGCACAACCCGAACCATGAGTTAATTCATATGTTAATAATAATGTTAGAACCTCAGCAGTATGATAATATTCAGCACCCAATTCTACCGTAGTACAATTTTCTACTTTTTCGGATAGCGGGTGTGATGTGATACATGCTATATTTAAACCGCGCATATTAGCCCATTGTAGTGCTTTAATAATGTCTTTACTGCGACCCGAAGAACTAATACCTAATACTAGCGATTGTGATATTTGTTCTGGAGTACGATTACGGGTAAAAGCTTCTAACCAAGAAACCATCCATTGGTCCCAATCGGTATCATTAATAAGCGATGTTGCTAAAATTGCAGATCCTGGCGCTTGTGCCAATCTTTGTCCATTTGACAATCTAGTTATATCTGCTGCAGCGTGATCAGCTACTGCTAAATTTCCACCATGGCCTAAAATGTAAATATTGTTAGAATTGTTAAATTTGTCTTGCAAGTCTAACCAATCTTTCGATCGTATTACTTCTTCAAATCTACCAATTAAGTTTTCGTAGTTTAACATGCTATTCCTTTTTTTATTTTATTATATAGAATTTTAATTTGAATTCAAAATTTTAAATTTGTATTTTTTGTAAAAAAGTTTTATCTTCATACAATTCGTTGTTAGTATGTGATTCATAAAACCATTGTAAATATTTTTCGCGATCAATTACGCCGACATGATATCTGTTATTAAGAAATATATTATTACTTTCTAAACGTAAATTATACAATAAATCTTTATCAATTTTATCTAAATGTATTAAATAAAGTCCGGGGTATTCAGCTAAAGGCCCGGCATCGTCGCCATGTGGGTATGTATTGCACGCTGTTAAATGTCGACCAATTGACCATTCGATGCTTATTTTTGTAATACATGGTTTACTTTTGGACGCATAATATCTTATATAAGATCGTTGTTCATTTAATGGTTTAGTTATATCCAATGCCAATTCATTTGAATTTTGAATAATTTCAATTCCACGCGGACGAATTACATCTTCATTAAATGAATTTAATACATCTCGCAAATTTTCATGATATAATAATTCATCTCTATCTAAAAAAATAACAACATCTGTTCCATTATCTAATAATTTTTTTTGTAAATCATTAACAATAATTGCATCTAAATCATGATATCTGCCATAATCATTACATTTTAAATAGTCCCACACTAAACATCCATCAGTATTAGCAGCTTCGTCAATTGAATGAACTCGAGTTGCATCAATATTAAAATTATGTTTAAGATCAGCTACCATATCAAAATTTGTTATGTTATTAACTAAAAAAATGATTTCCGATGCATTAAATGTTTTTAACCAATAATCGACGGCAATTTTCATTAAATAATTAACCGGTCGTTCGCAATTTGTTATTAATCTAATCTTTCTCATATTAATAGTTCCATTCATTATATATCATATGTTTATATTCATTTAATTTATTTCGTAACGAGCTAAAATCTTTATCAAAAAAGACATCATGCCATTCTACATATAATTCATCAACCATTAAAATTTGTTCCGAATCAATTAAATCGCTAACAACTTCCCATTCGGCACCTTCGATATCTAATTTAATGATTATATAATCTGTTTTATCAAAATTCTTTAAGAATTCAGATAACTGAGTTGTTTTTACTACCACCGGCGAATTTAAATCCAATCTTTCTCGTTTAGTTTTATCTAATGTACATCCCAAATCACCCCATTGATCAATTGAAAAATAAAAATTTTGTTCACCAGTCGTATTCCATAATGCCATTTCGTGAATAAAAATATTATAATTTGGGTATTGATTTGTTAAATTGTGCAATGTATGTTGATGCGATGGATTACATTCGAATAAATGTATTTCACATCCTAATAATTTAGGTTGATGGCGTACGTATAAATCTAAACTTTCTCCGATTCTTGCGCCCCCGTCTATAAAAATTGTTTTCATATATCTTTAATTCCTGTTATCATTCCATATTCATCAAAGTCGGGATATCCTCCCCACTTACTTAACCATTTTTTCATATTTTCTTGTTCGGCTTTTACTTGCCGTAAATCCGATTTTCCATTATTTTCTTCTAAACGATGTGACCCCCGGGCACCAAAATGCCATACAACGGAATTTACTGGTAATATGAATTTTACTCCGTGATTGTGCATTCGAAGAAATAAATCCATATCATCCCACGATGCGGGAGCAAATAATGCATCATTTCCGCCTACTTCATCCCATACTGATTTTTTAACTAGGCCTGAAACTCCTTCCCCTTTTGGTATTTTAATATCTCCGTTAATTCTAATAAAATCATCAACCCACGCATCAAAATACGATGAATCAAAGTCATCGTGATATGCTCCAAATAAATTTTTAGGTACGATTGATGTACCAGGCCGCTGTGATGGATTATTAAACATATCTGGTTCGATTCTATGCGAATTAACCCAAAGCATTTCATTTGGATACTTGATATGAATATCCATCAATGCTTTATCCCAATTTTTAGTAACATAAAAATCAGAATGTAAAAACATTATATATTCTGTTTCTACATGGTCAGCACATATATTCATCCCGCCGCCAATGCCCTTTACCACTTCATTATTTGGTTCAATTAATAAAGTCAAGTTGTATTTATCTTGATTTTCAAATAACCATTCATTTGTACCATCTGTACAATTTTCTGCATGTATTATAAATGGCGCATCCTTATAATAACTATTTTTTCTAACAGAATCAATAGCAATTTTAAGATATGGTAAATTATTCCATGTAGATATACAAAATGTAATCATATTAGCTCATTGTTATAAAATTCAATAAATTATCGTAAAAATTATTTTGTTTTTCTTGCTTACTAATAGTCTTTGGGTGATAAAGTGAGTAATCCTCTTCCATCGGTAAGTGGGCAAATTGCTTAAATCCTTCTAGTACCTCATGAACTTTATTTTTCCATTCAATAGTATCTACGTTTCTAAAGATGCGCCATTGGTAGTCGGGCCAATTAACCCAACCCTCACTATTAACATTCCATCCCCATTTCTGAATATGTGCATCTGTTAATCCTTCAACTGTATTAACTCTGGGTACTAAGTATACATCAACTTCTGGATTACCTTCTAGTATTGCCGGAAGTGATTCTATAATTGGTGTACATGGAATCTCATCAGCATCAATTTGAAAAATATAATCGCCTTTGCAAAAACTAGTTAATTTATTTTTCCAATCAGCAAAATGTCCTTGAAATTCTGCAGAATGCCAATTAAATTCTCCATTGATAGAATGCGAACGAAGAAAATTTTCTACTTCGATATCGCCATTAGCTTTATCAAATAAAACTACAATTTCATCTTGATAACGTTTATGTTTAAGCAAAAAATGTATTAATCGTTGGATTTCAATAAACTCATTGCAAACCGTAATAGCATAACTTATTTTCATGCTTCAACTTTCTTTAAGGTTGGTAATTTTAATTTAGGTAAATTTAATTCAACATGTTTTGGTACTGATTGTAATTGTTCAGTTACCGCATTTAATACTTTTTCGTATGTGGTAGCAACAGCTGTTTTAGTAAATGTTGAATTTACAAAATAACGTTGGCGTTTTGCTAATTCTTGCCATTTTTTATAATTTTTTTGTACTTCCTTGAACATTTTGCCAGCATAACTATAATCTGGCGTAAACCATTTAGCTCCATTAATTAAAAAATCATTTTGAGCACTGCCATGTATATCAGTCATACCGCCTGGTAATGCACAAATAAAATCCTTTTTCAAGAAATCTGCTTGACCGGAATAATGTGGAGCAATTATTGGTTTACCGGTTGTTGAAAATTCTAACAATGGTCGGCCAAATCCTTCTGCTTTCGTAAATGACACCATGGCTTTAACTTTTGGATGATTATATAAAAGATTCATTTCTTCATCTGTTAAGTCGCCATGCAATAAGTATACATTTGGAAGTTTTTCAGTTCCAAACATATCTCGTATTTGATTTATTTTAGATTCAATCTCCATTCTATCCATTACTGAATAAGTAGCACCGCTAGTTTTTAGTATGAGTGCTGGAGCATCTTTTTGGTTTTTATATGTATTAAAAAAACAATGGATTAATCCACTAATATTTTTACGATCTTCGCCAACTTGTCCTTGCAACCAATGTCCTACCGATAAAAATGCAAATGGTTCTGCAATTTGATCTAATATTGTCAATTGACCATTTACTTTGTTGTTGTAAATTTGGTCATCAAAATATTCAGGAATTACTTCAATACGCGTTGTTATTGGTTTATTGTGTTTTTGCGATGTATTGATAAATACTTGTTTAGTAAATTCACTCGGAACAATAACTAATTGCATTGCATTCAAATTATCAATCCATGCTTCTGGACATATATCTCCTTCAGTTCCTGCAGTAACTCCAATATTGTATTTGCCAACTGCTTGAAATTCATTGGGTACTGTAATTTGTACCCAGATATCTGGCTGTTCTGTTAATGGCAATTGAATAATGCGTCGATTCCAATCTAACGGAATTGGATATGTAAATGGTGTATGCCCCCATGGTAATGAAACCAATTTAATATCCCATTCGGAGCTTCGTTGTTCTATAAAATTTGCAATAATCTCGCGTGCATGATGTCCATACCCGGATTGCGTTGCTACTGGTGATGCTATTATAACCGATCTCATTATTCTACAATTCCTATGTTTTTATATGTTGTTTTTGTAACTTTATTTAATGTATATCTTGCTCTATTTTCTCGCTTCGAATTAAATAGATAATCAATCATATGAATCATTTTTTGACCCATTTGTTCTGCCGTAAGTCCGTTTTTCAAACACCATTCTCTACCTGATTGTCCCATTGATTCTCGAAGTGTTTCTGGTGTGTCGTACCAATATTGAATTGCATCAGCAACATCTTCGAAACGAACTCTATCATCAAAAATATATGGAGTCGGAGGAGAACCTTGCAAAGATCGATTACTTGGAAATACTGGTTTCACCCAAATACCATGATTTTTATACTTACCTGTATGATTTGTTGCAAATTGTCCGTCAAATCGTATCCATTCATCATTTTCATCTACGAATCCACATTGATCTTGTAATCCACCGGTTACATTATTAACAATTGGCGTTCCTGATAACATTGCTTCGGTTGAACTTAGTCCCCATCCTTCATTGCTACCAATATTGACTACTACATCGGCAACATTATACATTGCATTTAATTCATTTGGCATTAATTTTTGTTCTGAAAACAATACTTTACAATCAGGAGCAATAGCTCGATGCACTGCTCGAAGATCCGTACCATTTTCGTCTATTGGCTGAGTATGCATTAATAATGCAACTCGATTCCGTTCTTCTTCTGGTAATGCATCTACAAATGTTTTGAATGCTAAAATTAAATCTCCTGGTTGTTTTCTTCGTATGTTTCGATTATTCCAAAATACTACAAAATCAACATCATTTTTAATTTTAATGTTTTCATGCATTTGTTTGTATATAGTATCATCCTGCGATAATGGTTTAAATGTGTTATGATTTAATCCGTGAGGCACAAATCCTGTAATAATTTGGTTCCATTTTACATCTTGCGGTGCAGAATCATTTGAATCATAATCTACAATATCAAATCCATTTTGAGTAAGTACTTCTCGATGAATGTTATCTGATTGTTTGCTAATACCCATAATTAAATCACAACTTGCATAATAAGGTGCATTCCACATTGGATATGGCAAATCATCCCAAATTGAATAATATACAATAGGAATATTATACGTTGTTTTAATTTCATGTTCAATCGCATACAACCATGTCCAATATCTTGGATCGGTAAAATGAAATATTGCATCTGGCTGTTCTTGATTAATGATTGCCATTACGATGTTTCTATCACCATATCCGTTCCATGGAATAATTTTAACAGATGCATCTGCTACACCTGTTTCTGCTGCAACCGTTGCAGATAAATCAAAAGCTTGTCCAGCTTCTGGGTGTTTTAATGCTCCGCCTAATTGTACCCAATCATAATGATGTACGGTGTTGAAAATAATTTCACGACTGATTGTTCCGATACCCGATGGTAAACGAAAATCGTCAGCTAACAATAAAATTTTCTTTTTCTTGGGTTTGTTCGGGTCGAACTTTTGTAACTTTGGTAACTCCATTTATTTCCTTTGTAACTTTATTATAAATATGGTTTAACCTAATATAACCACAGGTTTATTTAACTTTTTAGTGCGAGTCCATGCAGTTTGTAATACTGGATCTAATTGCGTTTGATTGCTTAAAATCATCATGTAATCACATCGTTCTGCAATAAGTTGCATGCGGTGATGTAATTGTGAAAAATGATATGGTTTGCCATAGTATGACTCTGGCATTGCTGAATACATGTTATGTCCCGAAAATGAAGGATTATATTCTTCATATTGTATGGCAAATTCCAATGCATATTTCCTAACCATGTTGTTTGCACCTTCGCTACCACCTGCACCGACTACTATCAATTCATCTCCAAACTTTCGTTTTAACATTTGAAGAGTTTCTTGAATCTTTCTTTTGTTTTGCCAATCTGTATTTCCAATGACTGCAACTCGTTTCATTTTCTATCTCGTACAAATTTAACACCCTTTGGATAATGCCCATATACAAAACGAAGCATATGTTCCAATGTTTTTCTATTTTCTTTATGATCAGGCCCATCTACATTTGTGCATAATGCATATTCCATTGTGCATGTACGTTTACCGCCCCAAGATGCATGATTTTGCATTTCGAATTCGTAAACGTATACATGTTTATGTGTCCATTTAATCATATCTTATTATAATGAATTTTATTCACGAATCCTATTTTCTTTAGGACAACGTTCATAATCAGTTTTAAAAGGACAATACTTGCAATTTGTAGAACCTTTACCAGCAATCGCCATATATGGTCTATCAGCATTCTTATTGCCTTCGTCATCAAAACAAGATTCAACAAATGCTTCAATCTGACGCCGCACTTTCTTTTGTGTTACTGAACCCGCAGATGGTTTGAAGTTTTGTATGCGTTTTTGTGGAAACATTGATTCTTCAACAATCTTGCGCTTAACAATAAAAAATTCAACATCAATATTTTCTTTAGGAACACCAAATTGCTCTGAAAAGTAATTCTTGTATGCAACTAACTGTGCAGCTTTCATTGAATCTGATTTGGCATTCTTATTCCAACCATTGCGCGATGTCTTGATGTCAAGAATTACAATTTTATTAGTTGGAGCATGACGAAGTACAACATCAATAAAGCCATACCAATATACCGATGAATTCTTGGCCGATGCTTGCTGACATAATTCAATTTCAATGCCAACAAGCTCCCAATCTTTGCTTGAAAAATATTGTGAACGTCGTTTCAAAAACCATTGTAAAATAGCAGCACCATCTTCTAAATATTCTGCCAATTGCAATGGATTAGAAAAATGCTGACCTCCCATTTCTTGCACACATCGAGTATATTCATCTCGAAGCTTACTTTGCAATATTGAACGAAGATTTAATTCTTCTGCCTTTTTAACAGACTCCGTATACATTACAGTTAAGAAATGTTGAAATGTTTCGTGAAATGCCGTACCAAATACAGTATCAATTGATGCCTGAAATGGAGCTAAACCATCAATGTATGCTAACTTCCAAGAAAGTGGACAACGTTCATACATTGACCATTGTGAATAAGATATCTTTCTAGGAACAGCCTGTGCATCTCGTATTGCTAGTTTATATACTGGATTGATGTAATTTCCTTGTTTCATATTATAAAATAAGGAATTATTTGTTAGAATCCAATTGTTCCTTCAAATAAATGTCAATTAAATCTTTTGTTTTTTGTAGATCTTGTTGAAAAGAACCTTTGTGACGGCATCTTACAATGCGTTTAATGATATCGAACTCGTAGGTATTCAATCCCCACTCTTCTGCAAATTTATAAAGGCTATCCTTACCTTTGTAATGTGATTGTGTATTTATACTCATTTGATTCCTTTCAACATTCGCTTTTTATCGCCATCACTATATCCGTACATTGAAATAATGCGGTCAATTGATATCTTATCCATCAATTCTAAATAATCAGTGGCTTCTGATTTGCTAGTCTGATAATGCTCTGCAAACTGTGCAATCAAATCTTTATCATACTTATCTTCTGATTTGCCTTTGATGTATTTTGCAAAACTTTTATTGGTAGGCAGAAGGTCGTGATATAATTTATAAGTTTCTTGCGGTCGTAACTGTCCAATGGTATATGTTTGAAATTCATTGATTAATTCTGTTAATTCCATACGCA